GTAAGGCTGCGAGAGGTGAATAATGTCGCCATCATTACGCAAGGCTGTTGCAGTTGCTATTGGTGGCGGGGCTGTTGCTATAGCATCTGTGTTAATCACTGGCCCAGGTGGTAACGATGGTCTGGAAGGTGTCAGCTACATACCATACAAAGATATCGTTGGCGTATGGACTGTATGCCACGGACACACCGGAAAAGACATCATGCCTGGTAAAACGTATACCGAAGCAGAATGCAAAGCTCTCCTGAATAAAGACCTTGCCACTGTCGCCAGACAAATTAACCCGTACATCAAAGTCGATATACCGGAAACAACGCGCGGCGCTCTTTACTCGTTCGTTTACAACGTGGGCGCTGGCAATTTCAGAACATCGACGCTTCTTCGCAAAATAAACCAGGGCGATATCAAAGGCGCATGTGACCAGCTACGTCGCTGGACATATGCTGGCGGTAAGCAATGGAAAGGGCTGATGACCCGTCGTGAGATTGAGCGTGAAGTCTGTTTGTGGGGGCAGCAATGAGCAGAGTCACCGCGATTATCTCCGCTCTGGTTATCTGCATCATCGTCCGCCTGTCATGGGCTGTTAATCATTACCGTGATAACGCCATTACCTACAAAGAGCAGCGCGACAAAAACGCAAGAGAACTGAAGCTGGCGAACGCAACCATTACTGACATGCAGCAGNCAGCGTGATGCTGATGCACTCGATGCTAAATACACGAAGGAGTTAGCTGATGCGAAAGCTGAAAATGATGCTCTTCGGCGCAAGCTTGATAATGGTGGTCGGGTGCTCGTCAAAGGAAAATGCCCTGTGCCATCCTCAGCCGAAACCTCCAGCGCCTCCGGCATGGGCAATGATGCCACCGTCGAACTCTCTCCAGTTGCTGGACGAAACGTTCTCGGTATCCGGGACGGAATCATCAGCGACCAGACAGCATTGAGAATGCTTCAGGAGTACATCAGGACTCAGTGCCTGAAATAAATTTTTTTGCAAATCACAAAGTCCATTTAATGAGCCTCGCACTTGCGGGGCTTTTATATGTCCGCAGTAAACCGCGCATCGCAGCGCGTAACAATCCCGAGTCTTTCAGAAAGCTGAGCCTGAGAACTGCCGTATAGGTGAGGACCTCTCGGGGACGGCTTTTCTGTGCGAACAGGCTCAACTTTCTAAAGGAAATACCGACATGAACAAATCATTAACCGTTCTTCCTTCTGGCGAATACCCGACCATGAGCAGTCTTGAGATGGTGGATTACATTAATGCTGATCGGAAATCCAAAGCGGAGGCGGAGGGGCTTGCGTTCCCCTGTAAGAAATATCGCAAACTCGAACACCGCAGTTTCATGAAGAAAGTACCCAGGGTCCTCGGGGATGCAGCTGCAAAATTTTTTGCAACTGATACCTATATCAACGGAACAGGTGGTGTTGTGGAGAGGGATATTTGCAATTTTCCCAAGCGTGAAGCTTGCCTCATGGCAATGAGCTACAGCTATGAGCTTCAGGCGCAGGTGTATGACCACATGACGGAGCTTGAGGGCGGGAAGGACATTAACCTCCTCGATTTCTCTGGCCTGACCGATATGGCAATCAGCGAAATGCAAAACCGTGTCGCGGCTGCTGAGAAGTTCTCATTTGAAATGCACGGTCAAGCAGGTAGCGCTCTCATGACTCGTCGGAAGAAAGAGAAGAAGGCCATTAAAAAGGCTGAGCAGCTTGTGAAGGATCTGATTCAGTTCAAGCTATGTGACATGGGGGATTTCCCTGATGGTAAACCAGCATGACTCCGATTGATTTCATACATAAAAATGTAACAACCGAGTTAATAAAGCTTGGGTACGACCAGAACGCGGCTATGACTGGCGCTGACATGGCGGTGGAGCATTACCGCCGTTGTTCACAAGCCAGCAGAAAAGGCCGAGTTTTCGATGACTGCCTGTACATTGCAAAACAGTGGGCAGGTAGGCAGAAAAGGGAAAAAATGACAACCTGAGAGCTACTTTCACAACGGCTCTTCATTACAAAGTCCATCTACTGGTGGGCTTGATAATGGCTTATACCCTACACGGGATAACTTAACTGATATCCCTTTTAACGGATAAACGGAGCACAAATAATGGCAAAGCTCACCGACAAACAAGAGCTGTTTGCCCGTGAGTACCTGAAAGATCTCAATGCCACGCAAGCAGCCATCAGGGCGGGTTACAGTGAGGATTCTGCCGCCGTACAAGGATGCAAAAACCTAATAAAAGCTAATATCGCAAAGCGCATTGCTGAGCTTAAAGCCGAGCGAAACGAAGAGGTAGGTATAGATGCCGCTTATGTTCTTCGTAGATTGGTTGAAATCGACCAGATGGATGTGCTCGACATTCTCCTGCAAAACGGTGAGCTAAAGCCCATTAAAGACTGGCCTAAGGTATGGCGCACAACGCTATCAGGAATGGATGTCGTGGAGATGGTATCCGCAGATAGCGCCGCACTTCTGAAGAAAATCAAATGGCCTGATAAGGTTAAAAACCTTGAGTTGCTTGGGCGCCATGTTTCTGTTCAGGCGTTTAAAGACAACGTCAAAAATGAAGTGACTGGCGCTGACGGAGGACCAGTCAGAACAGAAATTACCAAATTAACGCCTGAGCAGGCCGCAGAGGTGTATAGAAAAATGATGGGCTAAGTATGCCGTTACCATTCCCCTTCGATTTTAAACATCCTGATTACCAGATGGTTTTTGAATGGCGGATGGAACGCCTACAGCGCATTCGCCAGAATCCTGAAATATTGCCTGCACTAAAACAGTTTTACCGTACCAACCCGGCTCAGTTCATTATCGACTGGGGCATGACAACGGACCCGCGTAATATTGATTATGGCCTGCCGGTGACCATTCCGTTTTTACTCTTCCCTAAGCAGGAGGAGTGGATCCACTGGATTATGGAACGCTGGAGCAATCGGGAGAATGGTATTACCGAAAAATCCCGTGAAATGGGGCTCAGTTGGACCGCGATCGGACTGGCCTGCTCGCTTTGTCTCTTCAACAAAGAAATGGTTATCGGTTTCGGCTCCCGTAAAGAGGAATACGTCGACAGCACCGGTGACCCGAAAGCATTGTTCTGGAAGGCGCGCAAGTTCGTGGAAACTCTACCTGTAGAGTTTCGCGGTTCGTGGAGCGAGAAGAAGCACGCGCCATATATGCGTGTTGAGTTTCCTGAAACTGGCGCGGTTATCAAAGGTGAGGCTGGCGATAATATCGGTCGTGGTGACCGTACGACCCTTTATTTTGTGGATGAGGCTGCTTTTCTCCAGCGACCATTACTTATTGATGCCGCGCTTTCCCAGACAACCCGATGTCGTATCGATCTCTCATCGGTTAACGGCATGAACAACCCCTTCGCACAGAAGCGGCACAGTGGAAAAATCCCGGTGTTTACGTTTCACTGGCGTAGCGATCCGCGTAAAGACGATGAGTGGTATCACAAGGAGTGCGAGAAAATTGATAACCCAGTCATCGTTGCCCAGGAACTGGATCTTAATTACCAGGCATCAGCAGAAGGCATCCTGATCCCCTCAGAATGGGTACAGGCTGCGGTTGATGCACATATCAGACTGGGCATTCAGCCCGGCGGCCAACGGCTTGGTGCAATGGATGTCGCCGACGAAGGGCGGGATAAAAACGCCTGTTCGCTCCGTTATGGCATCCTGCTGAATGACGTACAGGAGTGGTCAGGTAAGGGGAGTGACATCTATGACTCTGTGGTTAAGGTTTTTGGTCTGTGCGATGACTTTGGTGCCGATGAGTTTCGCTTTGATGAGGACGGATTGGGTGCTGGCGTTCGTGGTGATGCGCGCGCTATCAACGAACTGCGTGAAGCGGAGGGCATCTGTCAAATCACCGCCACTCCATTCCGGGGCAGCGGGAGCGTGTTTCATCCTGAAAATGAAGCTGTTCCCGGTGATAATGGTAAACCGGCTCGTCTGAATAAGGACTTTTTTGTCAATGCCAAAGCCCAGGGGTGGTGGCATCTTCGCAAATTATTCCGCAATACATTTCGTGCACTACAGGGTATGGAGTATGACCCGGATGAGATTATTTCCATCAGCAGCACAATGGAAAATAAAGACCGGCTGTTGATGGAGCTGTCACAACCTACCTGGTCAAAAAATGCCACCGGAAAAATTCTTGTGGATAAGCAACCTGACGGAACGAAATCTCCAAACCTGGCTGATTCTGTGATGATTGCTTATGCCCCGATGGAAATGCCCATCGTAATTTCTGATGACTTTATGGAGTGGATCTGATGTGGCCGTTTAAACGAAAAGAACCGTCAGCGCCGGCGGTACCGGACAAACAACCTGAACCACAGCCACCGGAAATTAACGATGAGGTGATCGCTTCCGTCCGGCAGAAACCACGGAGGGAGTTTGTTCGCTATGAGCCACCACCGGGCGTTATCCCGGCACCGGTTCGCGACGCTGTGCTGGCAATGGATGCAACACCGTATGACACCCTGAACAGTGGTGATGCTGCCAACTTACTGATTTAGTGTAT